ACTGAACGTGGCCAGATTGGAATACAGCGTGAGGGGTGCGTTCGACCCACCCTCTGACATGACGGTAGAGCAAATCTGCGTCAGGTTCGAGGTTGCGGGCGCCGCTCCGTTCAGAGTCTGGATCTCGTGCCGGACAGGCAAACACGCGGTTGTTATATACGCCCCCACGACCAAGTTGGCGTGATGGAACGTGTGGCACAGGATGAAAAGTCCGTTGATGACGAAACCCATGCGGACCGAGCCGACACCTAGCCATTCCATATCGATCCAGAGAATTTGGGATTTTGTAATGTCTAGGGTCAGACCGGACGGACCAGACCCGAGGAGCTTATCGCCGTTCCAGTTGACCTGCGCCACGTTTGAAAGCGTAACGGTTCCCGTGACGTTCGAACGCTGGACGAGCTCGGGTCCGTTCGCCAACTCGACATAAAAGCCGTTGTCCGTTCCAAAATATCCAATGCGCTGACGGGTGTTGCCCGGAGAGGCTGGCGCCATCGTGAATGTCATCATCGCAAGGAGGGATTTACCAGGTTGATATCTGAACGTATATGCAGACTCGCGCGCCGCAAATGAGCCAGTCGTATTGGTCACGGTCAAATTTGCAGAACTCTGGGTCGGTATGAAGGTCACCGAGCCACCCGATGCGACGTTCGACCGGAACGATGCGTCGAGGCCGAACCGCTGTTGAGAATCAAAGAGCGTAAAGGGGTTGCTGACCCGGAGACGGCCGAACGCGTCAAGTTGGGGTGTGGCCTTGAGCGTCACGTCGGAGTTGAACAGATAGACCATTCTAATATATACTCCAGAAACTTCCTGTCCAAATTACATTCACGGCTCCATAATTCAAGGCGATAATGAGAGAAGACTGACCGTCGATGAGGTCCGGTGATGACGCCGCGACCGTGACTCTATACCCCACGAACGTCCCAGCCAGGCCCGACTCGTCCTTGATTATGTACTGCTTTCCGGCCGTGAGAGACGACCCGATTGGCAAATTAACGGTTTGGCCGTTGGACATTCCTATGTAATAATCACCAACCCCTGCACCGTAGCTAGTCGTCCGCCCGGTGACGACGGCACCGAGCGTTGAGATGGTCACGGGAGGCCCTGAACCTCCAGAGCCTTGTATGGGACCCACTGACAGCCACGAGCCGCCGAGAGGGTCCGATGTTGGCTTGAGGGTCGGCGCGTCCACCGCAAAGAGATCTACGTAGTAATAAGCCGTGGTTGACCCAACGTAGAATTGAATGTCGAAAATTTCAGTTGGATTTTGAGTCACAAAGGTTGTGTATCTGTAGGCGTACGTCTGATCCGTGCGCGTCGTCGTGTCCGAAACGTTCGAGCCCACCCCTATGCCTATTATATTGTCGGCAGTCGTCAAGAAAATCGCCCTGATATTGTAAATTCCAGTTTTATTAAATTTAAAATTTCCATTTGCGGATCTGGATACGAGTGAACTCGACCCCTGTTCGTTGAAGGGGCTGAGACTGAGCGCGAGAGCCTGCCCGTAAAGGACGCCCGTATATGTCGGCGGTGTATAATTTGACGCGAGGCTATAATAAAGAGATCCCCCTTCGCCGAGAGGCGTCCCGAGACTCGTGAAGACGTTCCCAGAGACTACGAGGTTCCCGGTCAGGTACGTGTTCCCGGCCGGACCTGGTAAAATGTTGGAGGTCACGACCAGGTTGGCGATGTTGGCCGTGTACGAGACATTGATGTTTGAAGTCAATACGTTATTTGTTTGAAGAGCGTTGGACACGTAGACATTTCCTTGGACGTGAAGGTTGGCGGATGGTGCCGCACCCGTTAGAATGCTTATACCCGTGCTTGTGATTCTGGCAAACTCAGATGAAGCTCCGAAGAAGACGTGACGTGTTGCTGTATCCGCCACTTGATAACGCAGGACACTCCCATTAATTCCAAAACCTGAGAAATTCGTTGCCGTCACCGGATTGTCCCCATTGTTGCCATCATACAAAGTTATAATTTTGTTTATAGGACCTGCGGCGGCTTGCCCAAAACTCAAAAGAGATCCTCCACGGTAGGTCGACCCGATAGTCACCCCCCCGTTCGAGTCCATGACGAAGGTGTTGGCACCCCCAGAAATATTCGAGAATACGACCACGTTCGTTCCAAGAGTTCCAGGGCCAACGTCAAGGCCGTTCGAGACAAATACATTCCCGGTTGTCAAGGAATTACTTGCAAAAATATTATTTGAAACGACCACGGTCCCTACATTTGCGGACGTCGCAAAGACGTTCGTCGCCGTTACCGAATTACTCACGACAAGATTCGCCAAGTTCGATATAGTGACAACGTTCAGGGTCCCTACATTTGCCGTGGTCGCAAAGACGTTCGTGGTCTGAAGAGCGTTCGAAACGAACATATTTCCGGTCGCGTAAACCGTGGTCAGTCCGGACTCACCTGTAAGAGTCAACGTGTCGAGATTACTCGTGCTCGCTACATTTAGTGTTGTGAAATTTGCAAAGGGAATTGTAAGCGTATTGAAAAAAAATACAGTATTGGTCGTATTGGCCTGCATGGATCCCGGGACCGTAAAGTCATTGACAACGAGATTCGCCAAGTTGCTCGTTGTTGATACGTTTATTGTGGAAGTTATGACGGAATTGGTAACGGTAAGAGATGTCAAAGTGCCTACACTCGTGATGTTCGGTTGGGAGGGCTGTGAGACGACGAGGGCGACGTTCGCATTCGCCACATTGCCCACGAGGCTCGCGCTCTGGATGTTCGAGAGCGCGTTGCCCTGGCCCGAAAAGAAGGAGGCCGTGACGTTACCATTCACAAATAGCCCTGTGAGGGTGCCAACCTGTGTGATGTTGGGCTGGAAGGGCTGAGTGACGACCAGAGCCGTGTTGGCACTGGCCACATTACCCACGAGGCTCGCGCTCTGGATGTTCGAGAGCGCGTTACCCTGGCCCGCGAAGAAGGAGGCCGTGACGTTACCATTCACAAATAGCCCTGTGAGGGTGCCAACCTGTGTGATGTTGGGCTGGAGGGGCTGGGTGACGACCAGGGCCACGTTGGCCGCCGCCACATTGCCCACGAGGCTCGCGCTCTGGACGTTCGAGAGGGCGTTACCCTGGCCGGAAAAGAAGGAGGCCGTGACGTTTCCGCTCACAAATAGCCCTGTGAGGGTGCCAACCTGTGTGATGTTGGGCTGGAAGGGCTGAGAGACGACAAGGGCGACGTTGGCCCGGGCCACATTCCCCACGAGTACGGAACTGAGGACGTTTGTGAGCGCGTTACCCTGGCCGGAAAAGAAGGAGGCCGCGACGTTTCCGCTTACAAATAGCCCTGTGAGGGTCCCGACCTGCGTGATGTTGGGCTGGGAGGGCTGCGAGACGACCAGGGCCACGTTGGCGTTGGCCACGTTCCCCACGAGGCTTGCGCTCTGAATGTTAGAGAGGGCGTTACCCTGGCCTGCAAAGAAGGTGGCGGTCACGTTGCCCGTCGAGTAAAGACCCGTGAGGGTGCCAACCTGTGTGATGTTGGGCTGAAGGGGCTGAGTGACGACCAGGGCCGTGTTTGCACTCTGAACATTCCCCACGAGTACGGAGCTCTGGATATTTGTAAGGGCATTACCCTGGCCCGAAAAGAAGGAGGCCGTGACGTTACCCGTAGAGAACAGACCAGTGAGCGTCCCCACCTGTGTGATGTTGGGCTGGAGGGGCTGGGTGACGACCAGGGCCACGTTGGCCGCCGCCACATTCCCCACGAGGCTCGCGCTCTGGACGTTCGAGAGGGCGTTACCCTGGCCGGAAAAGAAGGAGGCCGTGACGTTACCATTCACAAATAGCCCAGTGAGCGTCCCCACCTGTGTGATGTTGGGCTGGAAGGGTTGAGAGACCACGAGCGCCACGTTCGCGTTGGCCACGTTACCCACGAGCACAGAGCTCTGGATGTTCGAGAGTCCATTACCCTGCCCGTAAAGATTGAGAGCTACGAGCGTTTCCGTGTTGGCGACCGTCGTAACGTTGAGAGTGGTGGAATAAATGAATGGAATTGTCAACGTGTCACAGTTGAATAATGTCGTTGATGAATTTGATGAGAAACCATTTGCATAAATATCAGTGAGGTTGGAAATTCCTGAAACATTGAGCGCCGTAAGAGTCCCCACCTGCGTGATGTTGGGTTGGGAGGGCTGCGATACGACCAGGGCCACGTTGGCCGCCGCCACATTCCCCACGAGTACGGAACTCAAGACATTCGTGAGCGCGTTACCCTGGCCCGCGAAGAAGGAGGCTGTGACGTTACCACTCGAAAAGAGCCCCGTGAGCGTCCCCACCTGTGTGATGTTGGGCTGGAAGGGCTGCGTGACGACAAGGGCGACGTTGGCCGCCGCCACATTGCCTACGAGGCTCGCGCTCTGGACGTTCGAGAGGGCGTTACCCTGGCCCGAAAAGAAGGAGGCCGTGACGTTACCACTCGAAAAGAGCCCCGTGAGCGTCCCCACCTGTGTGATGTTGGGCTGGAAGGGCTGAGAGACGACAAGGGCGACGTTGGCCGCCGCCACATTGCCTACGAGGCTCGCGCTCTGGACGTTCGAGAGGGCGTTACCCTGGCCCGCGAAGAAGGAGGCCGTGACGTTACCATTCACAAATAGCCCAGTGAGCGTCCCCACCTGCGTGATGTTGGGCTGGAAGGGTTGAGAGACCACGAGCGCCACGTTCGCCCGGGCCACGTTTCCAACAATATTTCCCGCCTGAAGAGCGCTCAAGGCCGCGCCGTTCCCCGCCACGTTCGTCATGGTCGCGAGGCCAAGCACGTAGAGGTTAGATCCCGCGGGTGGCGCGCTCAAGGTCCCTATGCTCACACCGTTCTGATACGCCACATTACCCAGAACGGTCGTCCATTGTGTGGGCACGTTGCTTGCGGCAGTGACCCGTCCGTACTGGTCCACGGTCACCTGGGACACGTTGGATCCCGATCCGTACAGACCGGCGGTGACCCCCGACGCAGGGAGGTTCGTTGGCTGAATTTGATTTGTAAAAAATAAATTCGGAACGGTCACGGAGTTGGAAACGTAAACGTTGCCTGTGACTTGGAGGGTCGCGGTCGGGACGGTGGCTGCGCCCACACCTACAAAATCCTGATAGTAGATTGGACTACCGATGGCCCCGGTCCACTGCGAGGAGATGATGGCCACGTTACTTGCGTTGGTTACGCGGCCGTATTGGTCCAAGGTCACCTGAGACACGTTCGCACTCGAGCCGTAGAGGCCGGCCGTGACTCCGCTCGCGGGGAACACGTCCGTGGACAACGTCCCGAGCGTCAGGTTGCTCGCGTTGATGTTCGAGAGGCCCGAGGCGTTGCTCGCTCGTAGGAGGCCCTGGACCGTCAGTGCAGTAAGCACGCCGACACTGGTGATATTTGGCTGAGCCGCCTGTACAACCGAATTGGCCGTGGCAACCGTCCCGGTGATTGAACTGGGATGGATCCCGTAGAGGCCCTGGCCGTCGCCTGAGATGGTCCCGGCGGTGAGAGAGCCGATGACGCTCAGTGTCGTGAGGGCGCCGAGGCTCGTGATGTTGGGCTGGGCCGGGTTTGTGACGACGCCGGCCGTGTTTGCAAAGTTGACTGTGCCAATGAGGTTGCCGACTGGTACGTTCGTGAGGCCAGCACCCGATCCGTAGAAGGTTCCGCCTGTCACTCCCCCCGAGACGACGAGGGAGCTCAGGGTCCCGAGGCTTGTGATGTTGGGCTGGGCCGGGTTTGTGACGACGCCGGCCGTGTTTGCAAAGTTGATCGTGCCCACGAGGTTAGCGACGGGCACGCCCGCCAGGCCCGATCCCGACCCGTAGAAGGTTCCGCCTGTCACTCCCCCCGAGACGACGAGGGAGCTCAGG